TTGTCCTATCTATCTAGATAAATGGGCATTCAGCGAGATATTAAAGGATATGAAATGAAACTACTAGACACTACTGGTGGCAACACCAAACTACGCAAAAATAACCGCGATGTAAAAGTACGGGTAGCGGGTCTGTCTTTAATACCAGATGACAGAGTTTGCCCCATGCGGAATTTAGCCGGCTGTGCGGCCCCATGTCTACGCTGGGCGGGTCGCGGCCCCATGTTAAGTGTAGTTAATGGGCGCCAATCCAAACTGGACTATCTGTATAGTGACAGACTAGGCTTTATCAGTCAGTTAAAGCGTGAGATTGCCAATTTTGAGCGTGTATGCTCTAGAGCCGGCGTAATACCGTATGTTCGGTTAAACGTGATATCAGATGTTAGGTGGGAATCTAAAGCTTATGGTCAGATTCCACAGTCTTTTCCAAATGTAAATTTCTATGATTATAGTAAGGTGGCTAACAGACTCAACAAAACACCCGACAACTATAAATTGATGTTTTCATACTCGCCGGCGGTTAAATTTCAACCACAAGTACGGCTAGCAATGGCGGCTAATGTACCCATGAGTGCTGTATTTTATCCGGCGATTCCAGACACATTTCTGGGCGCTAAAGTTATTAACGGCGACAATTCCGATATTGAGAATCTGAAGTACAGCTATCCTAATTACATTATCGGATTGAAGTACAAAAATGCTAATGGTCGCGGTATCGACCCATTAGATGAGGCATTCATAGTCAAGACAACAGACTTACGTTTTCTTACACTCACTAAACAACATGAGGCGGCATAACATGAAAATTAAACACTATATAAACGGCGCTACCT